ATGCATATCGTTGTTATTTGGCTCTAAAAAATCACTTTACTAAAGATAAGTATGATTATCATAAGTATCGTGGTAAAGTTAGAGCAACTAATGAAGCCTTTTATAAGAGAAAAGACCGATTTTGGTTTGAAAAGTTCGCACGGCAAAAGAAGGATAAAGAGGTAGAAGAATTTTTTGTCTCTAATTTCATATATTCTACTGATCCAGCAACTATGTGGATTGGTGAAATGATCAAAGAAGGTGAAGGACGCTATATTGACTGGAAAAAGAAAATCCAGTCACTTTCGTATATTTTCAAAGAAGAGGTAAATACGCTATTTGAGCAAAATAAGGTAAATGAGGTATTTGACTGTTCTAAGGGACATCCTCTTATATTACGAAGTTATTTGGGTGGGAAAACATCACTTGAAACTCTGGTAATCTGTGATAGAATATTTGAGTATAGAAAGGATTTTGATAAAAAACTCAATGACCCTGTGTGGGAAACCGTAAGTCGTAAGATCAAAAAATACACTCCTTTCATAAATATAGATGTACCCAAGTTTAAAAAGATTCTACAAGAAGTAGCCCTATGAGTTTCTTTCAGTCTGAAGTCGTTCGTGCAGAGTTAGCTGAAATTCAAGAACTTCAAGAAGAAGTTTATGGTAATGTTTTCTCATTTCCAGAAATGGATTCTGAAGATCAAAGATATCAGGTTGATGTACTTGAAAGACTATTACATAAACAACAGATTCTTTATACTCGTCTAAGTTTGTCGGATGATCCGCAAGCAAAGGAGATGAAGAAAGAGATCTGTAAAGGAGCTGCTAGTATGGGTTTACCTCCTAATGTAGATATGAATATTATATTCAATAACATGAATAAGGCATTAAATATGATGCGTGAACATATTGACAGAACTAGTTCTACCTAGTAGAATAATAAAGGTACACACAAGCCAAATCTCAAAAAATCCGAGGTAATCTAATGTCTTTTAAAGACCTTAAAAAGCAGTCTTCTCTTGGTTCACTGACCCAGAAGTTAGTCAAAGAAGTAGAGAAGATGAACAATACTGGTGGTGGGGGTGCTGATGAGCGTCTCTGGAAACCAGAAGTAGACAAAACCGGTAACGGTTATGCTGTCATTCGTTTCTTACCTTCTCCTGAGGGTGAGGATATTCCATGGGCAAAAATGTATTCTCATGCATTCCAAGGTCCTGGTGGATGGTATATTGAAAATTCTTTGACCACAACTGGTGGTAAGGATCCTGTATCAGAGCACAATCGTGAACTCTGGAATAGTGGTAATGAATCAGATAAGGATGTAGTTCGTAAGCAGAAGCGTAAGCTTTCTTACTATGCAAACATCTATGTTGTAAAAGATCCTACCAATCCTCATAATGAGGGTGGAGTATTTCTCTACAAGTTTGGTAAGAAGATCTTTGATAAGATCATGGAAGCAATGCAACCTGAGTTTGAGGATGAGAGTCCAATCAATCCATTTGACTTCTGGCAGGGTGCAAACTTCAAGTTGAAGATCGTTAAGAAGGATGGCTACTGGAACTATGATAAGTCAGAGTTCGCTGAAGTATCACCCCTCCTTGAAGATGATGATGCACTAGAAGCATTATGGAAGAAAGAGTATTCTCTTGCTGCTGTAACTGCTCCAGATCAGTTCAAGTCTTATGATGATCTTTCCAAGCGTCTTAAGTATGTCTTAGGTCAGGGTCGTCCTCCTGCACGTCGTGTAGACGAAGAGGTAAGTGATGAGGATAATGATCGCGGATCATTTGCTCCTAACTTTGAGACTCGTAAAGCACAAGAGACCGTCAAGTCTGCAGTAAGTTCTTCTTCAGCAGATGAAGATGATGCTCTTAGTTACTTTCAAAAACTTGCAGAGAACTGATTAGTTAGAATATAGTCTAATATTCTCTGTTTTCTTAAGGGTTTCACTCACAAATTGAGTGGAACCTTTTTTATATTCCATTATATTCTCAAGGTCATTGAATACTACACTTAGATATTCTGGTTTTAATATAAAGATATTTCGTTTTGCATCTTGGATATTATTTTCATATTCAAAATTGCTTACTTCTTTTGTTAGATTGGTTGCACTTACGTTTGAACTTAAGACATAATCAAAATAAGTAACCGCAAAACCTACTGGAACATGTAATCCCTCTTCTACTATTATTCCACCAATAGAATTTTTTACACCAGTGCATTCATAATGATGGGTTTCTTGTAATTTTTCGTCAGTGCCGTATTTATCAATTAGGAAATTATTATATGAATATTCATTTAATGGCCATTCTGTTTGGATATTAGTGATATTATTTGATAAAAGGACAATCCAATCTAAGGTTGGATCTTCATAGTATTTTTCGGCAACATTATCAGGTCTTTCGTCACCAATTATTTTGTATTTGGTAAAATAGGTTAAGTCAGAAAAGATATCTTCTCTAAGTTGAGCTCTTTTAAAAAGATTTTTAACATTCTTAAAAGCGGAGATTGTTTTTTCTCCTTTAGTCCTATCAACATAGGCAAGATTTGGAATTTGACTGAAATAAGGTTTTGCCATTTTTTAGTAACCCATGTCTGGTGAATCTATAACTACATCATCATTATAAATTGGTTCAAGTTCAGCAAAGTTTAGGCTTACCCCGTAAGAGGTCATTGAACCATCTCCATAAGTCATATAACTTCCACCTGGAGTATAGTCAACATTAAATCCTGTTAGTGCACAAGGTTTAATTTTATTTAAGAAGGGATGATCTCTTTTTCCTTGCATTAAGTATTTAATCTTAAATACAGAAGGAACATTTAAGAAGATGGCAGCTTTACGTCTTTTGGGTGCCATTGCTTTTTTAATAACTTTTATAATAGTTTTAACTGTTCTTGATTCACGATCATCTCTTGGTGTAAATGTAAAATTATAACTAAAGGTTCTGAGTTTAGGACCATTAAAGAGAACTTCAAGGTTTGGGTTAACAACGATACCTGCTCTTCCGAGTAAGTTTGCACCAACTGCTTTTCCTGCAAAGTAATTAACTATAAAGTCTCTCATTCGTGGATTATTCATGAAGTATGAAGCAGCATTTCCCATTGCGCCAGATGATTCTCCTATTACGTCACCCCATGTTTTTGTTTTCCCAGTATTACCAATTTTGTCTCCAAGTGTGCTAATCATTCTTCCTGCTACATTCCCAGCAGCTAATTGAAGTGGATTAAGACTATCTCCGCCCCAATCAACTTGATTAGATTCATTTATACCAGGAACCATAGGGAGGAACATGGTAGCTCCTACTACTCGTTCTCTCTGTCTATAGCGTTGTTTAAGATTAATTAGTCCATTATTCCAAGTAGATCCTGATTGGAGTTGAGGAACATATTCTATAGGTACAATTTTTATAAAGTCAAAATCTCCCTCTGCATGATCTTGGGGGTAAACCAGATGGGTTCCTGGTTTCCCTGCCATTTCATCTCTTTGAGTTGCTATAATTTTTTCTTTAAGGATAAACCCGTCAGTATTAACACTACTCTCAGTACTTGTAGTTGCACTATTAGATCCTAATAATTCAGTTGCCTTAAGCTCTGCCCATTGGGCTGCTACTTTTGCGTCATAATTATGAGGAGGGTTTCTAAGTGTATTTGTGTAATCTTGTATTACTGTTTCTCGTGCTTTGCTTATAATGAATGATTGTGTTTCTTTTGTGCTAAAGACTTGATCTTCATGAACTTCATTACCATTTATTGTATAAGATGTATTGCTGTAAAATGATATTTCTCCCGTATTTGGATTTAAGGTACCAACATCAGCATCCTGCCCTACTCCAACATTTTGATTCCATATTTGAATGTTGCCAGTAGTTTTATCAACTTTTAACCAATAGTTTTCATCACCTAGACCGGGTATAGTAAATGTCCCCTCTGAACCACTAATATTGTAATGATTTTCACTTACTGCTTGTACGTCTGGCTGTGCCATTTATGAGATATTTTTAGTTATTTAGACGTGCGCAGGAAATATCCATATGGAATGGT